GATGCCGGCATACTCTTCACCCTCGGGGGTAATTCCGGGGGTGGGGTCAAAGTCGACCTTGTAGCCGGCGGACACCTCGGTGGCGTCCTTGCGCTTGATCTTCTCGATGGCGTCGGCGTCGGTGACGACGAGCGCAACTTCGACAAAACCGTCGTTGTACCGGACCTGGCTACCGGAGTAGCCGACCTGGAACTGCTTGGTGTTGGCGGAGTCGAGCAGAACGGGTGGGTGTCCCCACGTTGCAGGCTTCATGCCAAACGTGGAGAGGGAATCCGGATTACTGACCTCCTCTGGAGGGCGATATTCGCGGACCTGGGAGCCATCAGCCCTGCGGTAAAGCTGTGTGCCCGAGCGGGCAGCACGGCACCATACCCGGAGGTAGCCCTCGGGGGTGGTCTCACTGCCCGTTATGGGAGCGAAGTCGTACCTGGATACTGATGTTTCCATGCTTAAGAGCTTACCGGTTCTTGTGCGTTTGGTTAGGTTTATGCACAGAGCGGTTACAGCACTTGGCGATTCATAGGCAGTTGACTTTGTGTAGGCGTATTAGGGCACTGAGGGAATACCATAAGTTGACGCAGTTTGAAGTTGCAGATAAACTAGGAATTAGTCAAGCTGCATATTCGCGTCTGGAAAAGGGTGAGATAGAGGTTTCGGTGATGAAGCTAATGGCGTTGAGCGAAATCTATGATGTCAGGCTGCAAGAGCTTGTAAGAGACATCTGATCAGACGATTTCGAACCAGGCCAGGTCAAGGAAGAGTTTGGCGTTGTCGTTGGTTGGGGTAGCGGCGATTAGCAGGGTGTCGCTGACGCCGGCGATGGTGCGCCCGAGCTGGAAGTTGAAGTCAGTGGCGTTTCCGAGGTCGAGGGAGGTCGAGCTCGTGAAATACCCTCCGGAGATCTCGGTGCCTCCGGTGAAGCTGCTGATGCTGGTGTTGTATTGGACGTTGTTGTTGAAGTGAGTGTTCCAGGTACCTCCTGTGATTGTGGGGTTAAGCAGTACGTGATATTGGAGGATGTCTAACTTGTTGTTTGTGGTTTGCTCGACTGCCGCGCTGATGTTCGAAGGGAGAATGACGCTATCAAGGCGGGTGCTGTTGAGGCGAATTGCTAGGACGGGGTAGATCGTGCCGGCAGTGGCCAGAGTGACTCTGGTGGCTCCGGTGGCGATGTTGTAGCGGCGGCTGAAGCCTTCGTATCCGCCCTCGGAGGCGACGGTGTTGCAGATCTGTTTGGCGGTGGAGGAGGCTGCGGTGGTGGCGGTGTTTTCGATCTCCTGGCGAAGAGGCAGGATGGCCGTGGTCATGTAGCTGGTGGCGTTGACGTTGTCGCCATGGAAGGTGTGGGCGATCACCATGCGGCCATCAACGATGAGGCCACAACGGACGTCACCAACGCCTAGCCATTCGATGTCGATCCAGAAGATCTGGGCTTTAGAGAGGTCCAGGGTGCGACCTGAGAGCCCGGAACCGTCGAACTTGTCTCCGTTCCAGTCGGCTTGGGCGATGCGGGTGTTGACGACGCTGCCGGTTACGTAGCTGCGGCGAACGAGGTAGGTGGTGGTGCCATCCTGCTCGAGGTAGATGCCGTTTTGTGTGCCGAAATAGCCGACGCGCTGACGCAGATTGACTTGAGGAGTGGCGAAGACAAAGGAGCACATTACCAACATGGATTTTCCAGGCTGGTAGGGGAAGACGCGCTTTGTTTCGCGATAGACGTAAGCGCCAGATGTGGTGGGAACCGTGAGATTTACAGCACTTTCGTTGGCGCTGTACGTTTTAGAGCCGCCACCGTTTAGTGCGGTGTCCCATTTGTCGTTCTCTTGATAGCGATGCTGGCTATCGAAGATGGTAAATGGGGAGCTGGTGCGGAGACGACCAAAAGCGTCGCCGCTAGTGCCAGTGCTTGTAACTAAAGGTAGTGGGTATTGTTCATCACCACGTACATATACGAGCTCGTAGCGGTCGCTGTTGACAATGCGTTGGCCCATGGGTAGATAGCGGTGTTGCTATCAGGCTACGAGCGACGGCTGGTCTTACCGGAGCAGCGCCATTTGGCGCGGGAGAGGCAGAGCGGGGTGTTCCGCTCGGCGCCGGCACAGTTGTAGCCCTCGGACTTCATGTCTCCGAAGCTGCGGGCGCAGTAGCGATCGCCTTTCTCGGTCCCCGGGGCGATGGTGTAGCCCTTGGCGCCGTAGCGGACCTTGTTTTTACGGCCGGTCTCGGGGTTGGTGACGACTTTGGTGTACTTCTTGCCGTCCTCGGTGTCGTTCTGCTTCCGCGAAATGGGCACGCAGTCGGGAACCTGGCGCTTGCCCTTGGGCTTCATGCCCACCTGCTCGTAGCCCTCCCAGCAGGCATCACGACGGGTGGGTGGTTGGAGTTGGACCGGTGCGTAGTGCTGGATGTAGTTGTCGGTACGGCCGAAGCCCTGGGCTTTGCGCCGGCTGGGCTGGCCGGTGCGGGGGTCGAAGGGTATGGCTTCGCGTGTTCTTGGCGCAGTGCTCTGAGGTAATTGCGCTTGGACGCCCTCGGGAAGACGCTTTTGGTCGGGGCGGCGGTATCCGGGCTCGTATTTGCGGCGCGCTGCTTCGACGCGGAGACGCAAGTTACGTGCCGTGAGTTTCGTGGCCATGCCCGTGGCTTCGCCGGCGGCGGCCATGGTGTTGCCGATCTGGGCGATGCGACGAACTTCTTCGCTGGCGGTCTGAGCGATGCGGCCTTCGGCGTTCTTCACCGCAGCTGCGGTGTTGGCGCGCATGCGCTGAGTCTTGGACTTGCGCGTGGGGGCAGGCGCAAGGAGGGCGCGAGGGGTCAGACCGGGGAAACGAGGTGATGCAGGAGCGGGACCAGAGCCTGGTAACCGAGGGGGACCAGAGGGAGTCGAGAACGTGCCCGTGCTCGTGGATCCCCGACGGGACATGGCGTAGGCCCCTGCTCCGAGTGCGGCGACACCGAGACCCGCGGCGATGGCCTTGCGGGTGGGGAAGGAGCCTTTCTGCCGGCAGGTCTTGTCAGCGGCAATGTGGCTCTGACCGCAGGGGCGGCCTTTGGCGTCAAGTCGGAGCGTGGCGGGAGTGAGGTTCATGGTTCAAAACCCTCCGCCCAGATAGAGTCGTGGTAAGACTTAAACGCTGCAGAAACGTCGGGATCACCTTTGTAAGGTGCTGACGATGTCTTTATAGGCTTTTTAGTCCAAGCAGCGGATATGTCTGGATTGGTGTTTTTACGTGGGCTGGTATTACGTTTAATTCTAGCTTTAAAAGCCTGTGAGACCTTCCATTCCGTTGAGCCTTCAGGTGGTGAGTATTCCCCTCTAGATGAGGGAGTACTAGCTGTTGTAGTACGTCTAGTAGTAGAGCCGTAACCACGCATGAAGTCCGAGGTGTTCTCAACAGACCTAGCAGCTTCTCGTTGCTGGCGTTCTATCGTGGAAATTCGCTGCGCTGCGGCTGCAGCTCTTGCCCTTGCACGCTCAGCTAATTCGCCAAATTCTCGCCTACCCCTACGCCTACGCTCTGAGCGGATACCTAGAGCAATACCTGTGCCTAGTGTGAGCGCAGCTAAGCCAACCATAGACGCTCTACGTAAGTTTCTCTGTGCTTTTTTACTTTTAGCTTCTGAGATTTTAGAACGCTTAGATTGAACTCTATTGGCAGGTCCCTTGGTGCATTTTTCGCCCTCGGAGATAGCACCTTTACCACACTTGAGGTCGAGGCGTACTGTTGTGGGAGTGAGGTTCATGGCTCGAAGCCGGTGGCCCAGATGGAGTCGCTGCGCTTGGCTTTGGCAGCACCCTTGCGGGTGGTCTTGCTGCCCTGCTTGTAGCCCATCTTGTTGAGGGTGCCGTAGATGTAGGCCTCGGCGCGGGCGCCTTTGAGGCCGCGGGCTGCGGCTTGCTTGGCGAGCTCGGCTTCCATGGCGGCGACTTTGGTGCCACGGGGGTCCATGCGGGACTCTGCGTCAGCTGCTTCGGAGTCCAGACCCGGGGGGCGCTTGGCGGAGGGGCCGCGATACATGCGCTCCAAGGAGGCGCGCTGCGTGGAGCGGCGAGCTGTACGGGCCATGGAGGCGGCGCCGACGGCGCTACCAATGGCGCTACCGCCTGCGCTGAGCGCGCGGTAGGTGGCCTCCTTCTTTAAGCGAGCTTTGCCTGCTGCGCTGCTGGTTTCTTGTGCTTTGGCGAAGGTGTTGAGGGCGCCGGCAGCTTTGAATGCAGTGGCGGCAGCACCGAAACCGGCGACCATGCCGGAGCTACTACCCGAGGCCAGACCAGCGAGAGGTGCGAGGGCGCCGGCTGCCGCTGCGACATTTGCAGCGGTGCGAAGGCGTTGGGCGGCTTTGGTGTTAGGGGTGACGGTGCCGCGTTTGTACTGCGGGGGTTCTGCTTTTGTGGCAGGTCCCTTGGTGCACTTTTCGCCCTCGGAGATGGAACCTTTGCCGCACTTGAGGTCAAAACGTGCTGCAGCGTCTAGGCGGGCTCGGATGTAGGTGGTGCTGCGGTCCTGGATGTCGAGCTCGCAGGCGTCGAGGTACTCGAGCGGGCTGAGCGAGTCGCCGCGCTTGCGCATGGAGCCGCAGTTGCCGTCGCACTTGCCGCCCTTCTTGTCGCTGCAGCCGCACTCGGCGTCCATGGGCTTCTTCATGCCATAGCCGTCTGTGGCGGGCTTGGTGTGCTTGACCCCTTTGGCGCTGCGCTTGCGGCTGTGGCTACCCATGGCCATGTCCATTTCCTCCTCTTCCTCTTCTTCCTCTTCTTCGGGATCTGAGGACTTCATGTTGCGGGCGCGGGCAGCCATGGCCTGACCTTCGCGTACACCTTTTTCGTAGGCCTCAGATTTGGAGCGACGGGAGGTGGCGGGCATGGCTTAGAGCCCCGGGTATTGCTTCACACAGCGTAGCTGCTCTGTGCTATAGGGACCGATAGGCTGAAAGCAACTGTGGAGCTACACCATGAACTTGCTTCGACTGGTAGCTGGGAGTGGCGCAACTTCTGGATTGCTAATTGGACAGCTTGTATTCGCCACATTCTTTGTGGGTTCCTGTGAGCTACCTAACCTGCTGAACAGAGGTAATGCTAATGCGTGTCTTGATCGGTGGATGACTACAGCTGCGTTGTTCTTTCCATCTGGCGTGGCGGGTACTGGTGCGAATGTCGCTCTCGATAAAGCCAAGAGGCGGCCCGGCTTCCTGGGCTGATCAGTCGAACGGCTG